TGAAGTATCTTTACTGGCGGTGTTATATAAAAATGCTCCACCAAATAAAACTTTCCATATACCAAATAGTTGTGGTGAATGTGGATCACCTTTTTGGTCGGTCATACCATGGTGTTTACGATGAATGGCTACCCATTGTTTGGTGACCATACCTGTAGTTAACCATAACCAAAAACGAAAAAAGTGATTTACTACTGGATGAAATGTAACGCCTAGATGAGTTTGACTACGATGTAGATATAGTGTTACTGCGATGATTGTTAGATGAGTTGTTAGTAGGACATAAATTAGTTCGTTCATTTGTGTGTTTTATAAGTGTGTGTGGAAAAAACCAACAGTTGATCATTAGGTATACCCAAAAATCTATTGGATGAATTATTGCCATTAATTATTTAGGACATTTTAACTATAGAATCTAATGCCATAAGAGTTAAACTGCCAATCAATACAATCGCAAATATTATTTGCGGTAATTTATTCATAATACCTCCATCTCAGTTTATTATTTAAATACTCCAGATTCAATTACCATTAAAGAAAGACAAAATATAAGAACGAGTCCGAAAACTATTGGTTGCATATTCATTTATAATTTATACAACTTAAAAAAGTATGTTACTAAAGCAGCTGCCGTCATACACCACCAAAAAAGCTGAGTTTGTTTTTGCCTGTCTTTATCCATGTATTTTAATTCTTCATCTCTTTCTTTTTGCATTTTTACTTTTGTGGCTTCAATTTCCGCCCAAGCAGTTTTGCCATATTTTTTAATAGCTTCCAGTTTTAACTGGTCAATTTTTTGTTGGTGAGCTTTTTCTTTTTGATATTTTTCGTAAGCCTTAAACTCTGCCATCGTGGCTAAGTATTCTTTTTCTGCTTTGGCTTTCATTCTTTGGGCATGCTGTTGTTGAACAGCTTTTTCCATATCGGCCTGTTGGTCGGTAACCACAGAGCTTAATTGTTTGCTGGCTCCTTGAGCAGCTTTGAGAGTATTTGCGGCACCTTGAGCGCCAGCAACAAATGGATCGGACATTTGATTTCTTTTAGTTATGTTGATGGGGATAATAAAGAATACCGAATGTCAGGTTGACATGGAGAGATAAATCAGATATAATTTCAATTCAACTACATAGTTATTTAGTCATTGGAGATAATAAATGAAAGTATTAACGTTAAAATTAGTGACCGGAGAAGAAGTTTTGGGTGAGATTGAGTCGGAATCCGAAACTGAATTTGTACTGGTAAATGCTGTTGGTATCGCTGTTGTACGTGGTAAAGATGGTCAACCAAGCGTAGGCTTTGCACCCTTTCCCATTCATGCCGAACAAAAAATTGGTGCTACGGTTGCCTTGAATAAGAAAAGTGTAGTATACTCCTATGTGCCAGCAGAAGATTTTGTTAATAATTACAATCAAATCTTTGGTTCTGGAATTGTTATTCCTCCAACCAAAACACTAATTACAGGTTAATGGTACTAGAAAAATCCATAATTCGCACCGCAAGATGGAGTAAAGAGAATAACTCTTGGGATATTAAAGAAACACTAAATTATCAATGGTTCACCCTAAATAATACACCAAAGTCACCTCTCTACACAGAGCTATCAGACGCTCTAAAATGGATTATTTCACACGATGAAAACCTATCGTAGTATTTTTATTTCTGATGTTCATCTTGGCACAAGAGATTGTCAGGCAGAAAAACTCAATAATTTTTTAAAGCATAATACCTGTGACACATTATATCTTATAGGTGATATTATTGATGCTTGGAAAATACAACAAAACAAATGGCGATGGAAACAAAGCCATTCAAATGTGGTGCGTAGAATACTTGGCCATGCAAAAAGAGATACCAAAGTTATCTATGTAGCCGGTAATCATGATGAGTTTTTAAGGCCAATGATACCATATGGTTTAAGTTTTGGTGTAATAGAAATATATAATCAAACAGAACACATTGATGCAAATGGCAAACGTTTTTTGGTAACTCACGGTGATTTGTTTGATGGTATTTCTAAACTTGCACCATGGCTTGCCTTTCTTGGTGATAAGTTGTATGATATGGTTCTGAATTGGAATTCTGCATTTAATTCTTTTCGAAGAAAATTTGGCTTAGGGTATTGGTCTCTTTCCAAATATTTAAAATATAAAGTAAAATCATCTGTTGATTTTTTGTTAGGTTTTGAAAAGAATATTTCAGAATATTGTAAGAAAAAGGGGTATGATGGTGTAATATGTGGTCATATTCATCATGCAGAAATAAAAGAATTAAATGGTATATTGTATATGAATGACGGTGATTGGGTAGAATCCTGCACCGCTTTGGTTGAACATCATGACGGCACATGGCAAATTGTGCATTGGACGAAAGAGAAAGATTGAGTAATTTTTATACTAATGTTCAGAGTATTGGCAGTAACATACTCTACCGTGGCATCCAAAACGGTAAAAAAATAAAAACAAAGGTTGAGTATTCTCCATCTTTGTTTTTGCCATCTAAAAAAATCACCAACTTTACAAATCTGGAAGGTGATTATCTTGACGAGAAAAAGTTTCCATCAATTAAATCGGCCAGAGATTACATCAAACAATTTGATGGTGTTTCTGGTGCCTCTAAGATTTATGGCCAAACTCGTTTTGAATATGCTTTCATTGCCGACCAACACAAAGGTATGGTTGATTATGATTATGACAAAATAACAATCGCCATTATAGATATTGAGGTTGGTTCTGAGAATGGTTTTCCTGATCCATATCAAGCAAACGAACCCATCACAGCAATTGCAATTCGACAACTAAATGGCGGCATTACTGTTTACGGATGTGGTGAGTATCAAGTTCAAGGTGAAGAAATCTATATTCGCTGTAAAGATGAATACAATCTCTGTAAAACATTTTTAAATCACTTCAAAGATAATTATCCGGATATCATTACTGGTTGGAATACAAAGTTCTTTGATATACCATATCTCATCAATCGTTTCAGAAAGATTCTTGGTGATGATGAAGCCAAGAAACTATCACCATGGAATTTTATTACTGAACGTAATGCTTATGTCAATAATCGACAATTAATCGATTATACACTCGTAGGTATCTCATCACTTGATTATATTGAACTATACAAATGGTATGCTCCTGGTGGTAAATCACAAGAATCATATCGTTTGGATAACATTGCACAAGTTGAACTTGGTGAAGGTAAGATTGCTTATGATGAATATGATAATCTTCATGCTCTATATCGTTTAAACTATCAAAAGTTTATTGAGTATAATATTAAAGACGTTGATTTGATTCTTAAACTAGAAGATAAACTAAAACTTCTTGAGTTGGCTGTAACTCTAGGGTATGATACCAAATCAAACTTTGAAGATGTGTTTGCACAAACTCGTATGTGGGACGCATTGACATATTCTTATCTGCGTGATAAAGATATTATTGTTCCACCACGAATTGTTAAAGACAAAGATTCAGCATTTGAAGGTGCGTATGTTAAAGATCCACAAGTTGGTCTACATGATTGGGTGGCATCGTTTGACTTGAACAGTTTGTATCCACATTTGATGATGCAATATAATATTTCGCCAGAAACTTTAATTGAACCTGAAAATTATACAGATGCAATGTGTGAGGTTCTTTCACAAGGTGTATCTGTTGAGAAGTTATTGTATAAAAAGATTGATACTTCAAATTTAGAAGGTGTGACAATTACACCTAACGGACAATTCTTTCGCACTGATTTCCAAGGTTTTTTACCTAAAATGATGGAAGAAATGTATACTGACAGAAGTAAGTTTAAGAAGTTGATGTTACAAGCAAAACAAGAATATGAAAATGAAAAAGATCCAAACAAACTCTATGAAATCGAAAAACGAATTGCTAAATACAACAACATTCAATTGGCGAAGAAAGTTTCCCTTAATTCTGCTTATGGTGCTCTTGGTAGTCAATATTTCCGTTTTTATGATTTACGTATGGCCCTTGGCGTCACTACTGCTGGCCAGTTAAGTATTCGTTGGATTGAAAATAAAATTAATGATTACATGAACAAACTGCTGGAAACAGATAGTAAAGATTATGTGATTGCTTCTGATACAGATTCAATCTATCTACGCATGGGTGAATTAGTCAACAAATTTATCAAAGACACATCAGACAAACAAAAAGTAATTTCTGTTATGGATAAAATCTGTGAAGATAAACTCCAACCATACATTGATAAATGTTATGGTGAACTTGGAAATTATGTTCATGCTTATCAACAAAAGATGGAAATGAAACGAGAAGGTCTATCCAACAAAGGCATCTGGACTGCCAAGAAACGATACATTCTGAATGTGTATAATAATGAAGGCGTTCAATATAAAGAACCACAGATGAAAGTTATGGGTCTTGAAATGATCAAGTCATCCACGCCATCCGCCATTCGTGAGAGAATGAAAGAAGCCATTCAATTAATGGTCAACGGCACACAAGAAGATGTTTATAAATTTATTGAAGATTTTAGAAAAGAATTCAAAACATTACCTGTAGAAGAAATATCTTTTCCTCGTGGACTTAACGGTCTAAATACTTATTCTGATGATTTAACTTTATATAAAAAAGGAACACCAATTCATGTTAAGGGTGCCATCCTTTATAATCATAATTTAAAACAAAAGAATCTTACGAAAAAATATCCACTCATTCAAGAAGGTGAAAAAGTTAAATTCACTTATCTAAAGATGCCTAATCCATTTAAAGATACAGTTGTTTCGTATCCATCTCGTTTACCAAAAGAGTTTGAACTGCAAGAATATATTGATTATGATATGCAATTCGACAAGGCATTTCTGGAACCAATTAGAGTCATTTTGGATTGCATGGGTTGGAAAACAGAAAAAACAAGTTCAATAGAGGATTTCTTCTCATGACATTAATCATACTAACATTTCTATCTGCATTATTACTATCAGGTATTGCAGCCTATTATTCTATTATTGGATTGGCTGCAATCTTTACGGGCGCATTTTGGCCAATCGTTTTCATGGGTTCGGTTCTTGAGATGAGTAAATTAGTTACTGCATCATGGTTATATCGTAATTGGAAAACCTGCCCACTTTTATTAAAATCTTATTTGACATCTGCCGTAGTAATATTAATGGTGATTACAAGTATGGGTATTTTTGGTTTTCTATCCCAAGCACACATTGATTCCACATTAGAAGCTGGTGCTAACTCAGTAGAAATAAGAACACTCAAACAGCAAGAAAAGATTGCTAATGATCGATTAGAATATTTACTGAAACGTGCTGGTAATCCAGAAACAGCGTCAGCCAATGTTGATAGGCAAATCCAACAAACACAAAAAGAACTGGCAGATATCAACAAAAGAAAATTACCACTTCTTAAAGAAGAAAATAAATTAATTGCCGAAGTTGGTCCTATTAAGTATATTGGTGATATGGTATATGGTACTGAAGATGCTAATGGTATCGATAAAGCAGTTCGTTTGGTAATATTGCTGATAATGGTTGTGTTTGACCCTCTAGCTGTGTTATTATTGATAGCAGCAAATATGTCATTGCAACAAAGGAGTAGAGTGGTAATTAATAAAGAAAATGAAATTATTACAATAGTACCTGACATACCAACACAAAATGTAGAAACTGCAAATGATAAAATTGAAATACCAAAAGAGAACATCACTAAGATAGAAGAACAACCAATTATAATAGATGAAGTAACCGGTGAAACTATACCTCCATTAACAGTTCATGTGGTACCTGGAGTTTATGAAGAACACCATAATGTTGAACAACCGGCAGAACATCCAAAAAAATTAGAACCTAAGTATGATTATGATGCTGAATTTGCTTTCAGAGAAAAATCAAACACAGCAACAAAATTAGATGGTGGTGACTTTTAAAAAGGAAAATTATGAGTATACTTGACAAGATTAAAAAGAACAGCAGTATTAAAGAATCAGCAATTCTTTCTAAATCAAAGTTCTTTACACAGAAAGATATGATACCCACATCGGTGCCGATTATTAATGTTGCACTAAGTGGTCGTTTAGATGGCGGTTTAACACCAGGTTTAACTATGTGGGCCGGTCCATCAAAACATTTTAAAACTGCCTTTAGTTTATTAATGGCAAAAAGTTATTTGGAGAAATATGATGATGCGGCGTTACTATTTTACGATTCTGAGTTTGGCACTCCTCAGTCTTATTTTGACAGCTTTGGTATTGATACCGACAGAGTTCTACATACACCTCTTACTGATATTGAACAATTAAAATTTGATATCATGCAACAATTAACCAGCCTTGAACGTGATGATAAGTTAATTATTGTTATTGATTCAATTGGCAATCTAGCTTCAAAGAAAGAAGTTGAAGATGCTCTGGAAGGTAAATCAGTTGCCGATATGTCCCGTGCCAAACAAGTTAAAAGTTTATTTCGTATGGTGACACCACACCTCACAATGAAAGATGTTCCAATGATTGTTGTGAATCATACATATATGGAAATTGGTATGTTCCCGAAAGCAATTGTTGGTGGTGGCACAGGTTCTTACTATTCTGCCGACAACATCTTTATCCTTGGCCGCCAACAAGAAAAAGAGGGCACAGAAGTTGTTGGTTATAATTTCATAATCAACGTGGAGAAATCCAGATATGTCAAAGAAAAATCAAAAATCCCCGTTTCTGTATCTTTTGATGGTGGTATTAGCCGTTGGAGTGGGTTACTTGATATTGCACTGGATGGTGGATTTGTTGTTAAACCTTCTAATGGCTGGTACTCGAAAGTAGATGATGATGGTGTTATTGAAGATAAGAAATATCGTATCAAAGAAACCGATACAGCCACTTTCTGGACACCAATTTTGAAAAGCAAAAAGTTTCAAAAGTTTGTGACCGACAAATATCAGATTGCTTCTGGTGAAATCATGCAAGGTGGTAGTGAAAACTTATTTGATGAGGTTGAAACTATGAATGGAACCGAAAATGAGTAATGAAGATGCTAAATTAAAACATTCTAAGCGTATTCAAAAAACTCAAAATCAAATTAAAAAACAAACCAAGATTGCCAAATCGCATGGTATGCCGGTAGATGAACCACACAAATTTGCCAAACATCATGCAATGGATTGTGGTAATCCGGAGTGTGTAATGTGTGGTAATCCTAGAAAAGTATGGAAAGAAAAAACCATACAAGAAAAAAGATTTGAGGTGAAAGATGACTGAGGGTATTGATTATTGTTTCATTTATCCAAAAAATGATGGCACTGCGGTACACATTAAATTTTTGGAAGGATTCTATAAAGACACCGTATT